AAAACCGGCTTCGAGCATTCTTTCGCTCAAAATTTCATCGTTAATCTCACACAACATTTGATCGAAATAATCTGAAAAATGATCGAATGCAGATTCTTGAAGGGAAGAGAGAACTTCTATTTTCTCATCTTCTGTGGGATGAAGTAGAAAATCGGCGAGGTTATTGGTTGCAAGCGATGTTAAAATAACATCAATATCACAACCTAAAGCCTTAATACCAAGACCTACTAATTTGCATTTATGGATTTTATCTAAATCAGAAAAATAACTTGCACTTTTGTCTTGCAACAAATAACGCAAGTAAGAGGTTATCTCTTTGCTATACAAACTGCGGGGTACGCTTATCATGGTAACCTCCTTGTTAACCGTAAATAAGACCAGCAAAACTTAACAACTCTAAGACATCTTGTCTATTGGTTGCTCTAGCTTCTTTGGTAATTATATTCAAAAAATTATCAATAAGCTCCTGTCTTGTATCTGGATTAGTCGCTTTTCTTGCTAAATTTCGTTTACCTAAAGACTCTAAGCAATCGGCGATAATGAATCGCTCATTGCCTATCGCATATGTACTATTGCTCATTAATTGGTTCATTTTATATCTCCGTAGCAGGTTAATATTGAACACAATGTAACTATATAACACTAAGCGTTACATGTCAATATAATATGAGACATAATGATAAATAATGCTATTATTAAGTTGAAATAGGGCTTGTGGGTATATAAAATCAATGATTTAATATTCACTTAACTTGACGGAGTGGTTATGGAGATCAAAAAGTACGCAACTATAAAAGAAATGCCTAGCTATTATCCTTTTCTTACTATTCCTGGTTTACGCCACATGATTAATGAAAATCGCAATGGAATTAAAGAATGTGTTGTAAAAATGGGCAAGAGAATTTTAATTGATTTAGAGAAGTTCCAAATATGGATCGATAAACAAACACTTAATTGAGAGGATATTTATGAGTGATTATTTACTAGGACGCTGCTTTTCTTTACTCGCCATGATTAGAGGTTATTTAATTAGAACAGAAAATACAGATGGTCTCTCTATATTAGAAAACGATTATCAAGATATAAAAAACGATATAGAAAAAAATTACTACACTAATCCAGAAATTTAAAAGGAAAGAAAAATGTCTGATAAAGAAGAACATTTAAAAAATGAATTTAAGCGCATTACAAGTACCATTATTCGAACTTATCAAAGTGAAATGGAGATTTTTCTCAGAAACAATAATGGACAAGTAACCGAAGGTGACGTCACTGTGATGAATATGAATATATTGATCTCAGTAGGCACTAATATATATTATTCATTAAAAGAAATGCTACCCACCGCAAATATTGATTTTGATTTTATTAGAGCAACCGTTATTAATAATTTCGTGGATACATTTGATAAAATCAAAGACTATCATCCCAAAGAACGCATGATGCCATTAACCCCTGAACAAGTCAAAGAGATTAATGATAAGGGCTTTATAATTATAAAGTTGAATGATGGCGCAGAAAAACGTATTACAAAAGAGGATATTTTTGTTAAAAAAGAAGATGCGCAAAGTATAATTTCTGATGCTAAAAAGGAAATTATTCAACCTAATCGGTCTCGTGAAATCATTGTTCCGAATGCTCGATCATCCCGCAGGAGAAGATAATGTCTCAATCACAACAACTTCCTGATTTTTCAAAAATGACGTTTAAATGCGCTTGCTGTGATCAAGAGCGAATGGATAAGTTCATTAGAGTTATAACGCATGATATTGGACATCTTCTTGATCAGAGTCCTGGATCATTGTTTTTTAATGTTAAATATTGTGTCGATGTTTTATCATGCAAAAATAAAGCATTAGATAGAGGATGGGTTATCACTAGCCTATTGCCGGAACGATTGAGGAGGAATCAAAAAAATGCAGTTTGAGGTTTTTTTAAAAAAAAACATTCAAGATTTATCAGGTGATTTATTATTAGAAAATGGAAGGCTAAAACTTTTACCTGCCGCTTATTATAGAAATTTAAAATGGGAAGATTTTAGAATATTTTGTCATTGTCATGCTCGTTATGGCATCCCAACTATTGAATTAATAGATTATTTGAAAGATATAATTGGCAATAGAAGTGCATTAGAAATTGGAGCCGGTGCGGGTGATCTTGGGTATCATCTTAAAATACCGATGATAGATAATAAAATGCAGTCTTGGCCTGAAATATCAAAAATTTATGAAGGAATGGGTCAGCCTACTATAAAATATCCTGATGATATTGAGGAAATTGACGCATTAGAGGCTGTTAAAAAGTATAAGCCCCAAGTCGTTATTGGTAGCTGGATTACTTCATTCTCATCGGTTGAACAAAAATGGAGAAGTAGTCCTTTTGGAATTAAAGAGCCACAAATACTCGATCTCGTGGAAACATTTATCATTGTCGGCAACCTTGATGAGCATTTTGATAAGCCTATTAGACAAATAGAGCATCAAACAATTCATGCTGATTGGTTAGTTAGTCGTAAAAAAAATCAAAAAAATAATTGTATTTTTATTTGGAGTAAATAATGAAAATTAATCATATTCCTGAAAATGAAGCTCCATTTAAGAAGGCTTTATTTTTTACTTGTGCAGCATGTGGAGAAGACTTTATTGGTGATAAAAGCTTTGAAGAAAGTTATAAAGAATCAAAAAAAGATCATCCTGAATTATTGATGTGTTCTATAGAAGAAAGTTCTTCAGTTTGCGAGAATTGCTTTACAAAATTTTTAAAGTGGTACAATGGATTAACACAAGAAGAGAAAGATGAGATAAGAAATAATGTTTCATTAAAGAAGGTTCGTGTCCTAAACAAAAAAACAATACCGCCAGAAAATGAAACTATTAGCGATTCAATGAAAATCGATGATCTTTTCAAGCAACCTATATCTGATGTTGAAATATATAAACGTACAGATGGAAATATTATCGACATTTATTTTGATAATGGCGAAATTCTTTGTATAAAGCTTCCATATGAGATGAAAAAAGATCATTTTATGGCCTGGGCAAAACCATTAATCGATAAACTCGAAGAAGAAACATGTAAAGAAGGTGAATATTATTAATATTCGAACGATAATGGACTTAATTAGGAGATAAGATGGACATTAATCCGTTAAGTAAAGAACCTCTAAAAAGATATAGAACTCAAATGGCTTGTTGCCTTCAAATGAAGATTAAAAATGAATCTGTTATGGTTTTTTTTGATGATTTTGAGGCTGCCCAACAATATCGTAGTAAATATCCAAATATCGAAATGATACTTAATTATGTTCAAATATACCAAAATCACGAAATTGCACCGCAACCTTCGGAATTAACAATATGGGGAGCACGTAGGCTATGAAAATTTACAAATATTCTTTTCCTTCTTCTAGTTTTAAACACGAAATATACATGCCTTTAGAAGCTGAAATTCTATCTTTTCAAGTACAACATGAAGTATTGACGATCTGGGCATTGGTTGATCCTGAAAAAGGGAGCGTTCCACGTTATTTTTCTATTTTTGGGACAGGAGACTATGTGGATAAAAGTAATGTGAAACAATATATTGGAACTGTTCAAGTAATGGGCGGATCATTAGTATGGCACTTATTTGAAATGTTCCAGTAGTAATGATTACTGGAAATAAAAGATCTGTAGGCGGAAAATAATGTTTTATTAGTAGGAAAATTAAACAATAGAATAATCTATTTTATAATGTCTGACAATATTTTTAATTGGACTATTTATAATGGAAGAACAGTCTGACTGTCATCATTCAATGGAGAATCAAGTTATTTTCATTGGTCAAGATGGCAAGGTCTATGGTAAATGTGGTAATTGTAGCTTTATTTTTAGCTTAACACTTGATTATTTTACTCATATTTTTAAATCTTCGCGCGCTCCTACTATGCATGATTTAGAAATTTTTAATATAACAGAACTGGATGATGGAACTTTTTTATATGAAAGAAAATCCATAGAAAAAAACTGAATATCATATTTTTAATACATAAAATTAAGGAAAAGAAATGGACAATCATGATGCTGAATTACAGTGTAAAATGCTTACTATTTTCGAATTATTTAAGTCAGCAGAAGATTTCATGCCCGATGACCCTATGGTTATAAACGCATATGCTAATATAATGAAGGCCATCGCAGATTTTTCTATGGCAATGGTTAAATTCAGAATTAAAGAAGCAATTAAAAAGGAATCTGAAAATGACTGATAATTTTTGCGAAGCGCAAATGCAATTTAGGAAGAAAATCTATGATCTGGACAAAAGATCGGTAAAAATATATGCATTTTTACTAATATTCAATATTTGTTTTGTGATATTTGATTATTATGCTGATTATCATGGGTCTTCTTCTATTATAAAAATGGCAATCGGCGCAATGTGGGTCAATTTATTTTGGGGGACGACGTTTTTTATAGAATCATTAGCAAGCTGTATATCTAGTAAACAAGAATATGAGTTTTGGATGACTAACTTAATGAATATAGAATATGTCCAAGCATATAGAGGATATAAAGATGCTAGTGAGAAATGTGCTGAATCTTTACAGTCCATGCAAGATATTTTAAAAAACAGAGAAAACATTCAGCAAACAGTTGATCACCCATCTTTTACCTAAATCAAGTCAAAGAGAGGCTCTAACTATTAGAGCCTTTACCCTTGAATAGCTACTCCTTTCGTTTTGTGTTTGAATTTCTCGCTCGGTTAACCCATTTATCTTTGATAGTTAAAATCGTTTGCAAATGAGGATTGTTCAAAATATTATCTGCTTTTTCTTTATTATTGTTTAAATTTCTTTCTAATCTTTCAATAGCGTCAGAAAGCATACATCCGATGTAGAATAATTCATTATCTTTTGTTCTAATATCCATAGCCTCAATATCTCCTTGTCAGAATGTTGGGGTTAGAAACGCCTCGGCATACTCTTGTCGGGGCGTTTTGCTATCCAGCACACACATATTGACTCCGTCCGTTTAAGATGTCAAGATTTCAATGTTTCAAGAAATCTTGAAATCTTATTAACTTATAAGATAATGAATATTAAGGATGTTCAATATGATCATATCAGTATTAAATCAGAAAGGGGGATCTGGAAAGACTACCCTGTCTGTAAATTTGGCCAGAGCTTACACAAAAAGAAAGGTTAAGACAATACTTGTTGACACAGACAATCAAGGGTCAGCACAAAAATGGCATGATAAATGCAACGGTGAATTAATTGATATGACATGCATATCATTAAGAACTCTTGATAAAGATGTATTAAAATATAAACATCTTTATGATCGGATTATTATTGACGGTGTTCCCCAAATTTCCGCTATTACTATTGCCGCCATTAAATGTGCCGATTTAATTCTCATTCCGGTACAGCCATCGCCTTATGATGTGTGGGCGACAAGTGACCTCGTTCGAAATGTGCAGGATAGAATTATTTTTTCCGGGGGCAAAGTAAAGGCGCATTTTGTAGTAAGCCGAAAAATTACAGGCACGAATCTCGGGAAAGAAATTGAAGATGAGCTTAAAAAGTTTGAATTGCCAATCTTAAAAAATGGTACATCTCAACGCGTAGCATATGCTACAAGTGTTGAGAAGGGTTTAACTGTAGTTGACGGAGAATATTATGGAACGGAAGCTTGTAAAGAGATCGAAAAAATCATCGACGAAATCGAAGGTTGGGGTTCCTCGGAAACTAGTTGTGGGAGTGAAGAATAAGATGGCTTTTATTAAATCTGGCAAAGTTTTTGACAAGAGAAAGCATTACGGAAAAATGAAGCAAATGATGGAAAATATGGATATTGTACAATATCCGCTCAGAATCCCTACCCCCTTGCATCATCAAGTGAGAATGAAGTTAGCGCAAGATAAGATGAACCTAAGACAGCTTCTTATCTGCATGTTATTGAATTATGTAGAGAAATAAGAAAGATGTCTTGAAATCTTGAAATCTTGAAATCTTGAAATTCGAGATTTAACAGCTACTTATCTAAATAAGGTGGTTGACAAATAATTCAAGATAGGAGTATCTTTTTGGCTTCGGCGGTTATAATGATTAGCCGCCAAGTGGATAAAATTTAATCAACTCTCAAGGACGAGGGTCACACAATGAAGGATTTTTTTATGTTACCGGGAGGGAAGCCCGCTTACGATCTTGAACCTTTCGCAGGGAGAAAAATCGTAAGCGCGCTACAAACACAGGGCGATAATAAACAAATTGACGAAACAATTCAAGTATTGTCGGCGGGAAATCGCTGTAATCATGATAAAAATAATTTCAAATTTTTTATATCTCCTCATCATTACAAGAAGCGCCCGCATACTATTGAAGAAGCGTTACGACGGCTTAAGGAAATTGAACATACTCCCCACAAATACGGATCAGTCGTTGAATTATTTTTTCATCCAAAATCAAAAGGCGGCAGAAAACGCCGCAGCGAGCGTCGCGAAGCCAATAATAGATTAGTTCTGGCGGCATGTATTAATGCCCTGAATTTACAGAAAATGGCACTCGGATATTACAATAACCGTAATGAGTTTCACTATTCTAATTATGCTGCGCTTTCATTACTTGCGGGAATAAGTCAGATACGCTTTAAACGTTCAATGAAAGACCTACAGCAAATCGGCATATTGAAAGTATTTTCTATTCGCCAATTAAATCAGGAAGGGCATTATAGAACGAAAGAAGTCCGTATTGAGTTTACCGACAAGATTTTTGAAATGCTGCATTTAATGCGTGAATTTTTAGATGATAGAGAGAAGGCGTGCATTAAATTTACAACAAAACAACGAAATCTTGATAAAAAAGCACAAAAGAAAGAATTTTACCGTCATAAATCCTTTGCTTCTTCACGAAAGACTAAAAATCCCATCATTAAAGACCTCACAAAACGAATTATAAAGTCAATAGCGCCTGTTCAGGCGGGAAACGGTATAGAGATACGCGAAAAAATAAATGCGCTTATATCGAAAGGGATTTCGATTAAAGACGCAATTGCTATAGTGCGTCAGCAATATCCCCCACCTCTTAAGCATTAAGTGTTAATTTTTTAATCTTCTGAATTCTATTCACCACTCTTCTGTCGTCTTTTTATTCTATTTGTTCAAATTTTAAACAAAATATTGGGAGAATAGCCTTTCCGTTTGGCACATTTCATTCTCTCCCAATTCGACTTCACAAGTTATCCACATTTTTGTAGATTAAGTGTTTTAGAATAGCTAATAAGTGATACTTCAAGAGCACTAAAAGCTACACAAAGCTTATAAGTCATTTTTTTATTTTGACTGAAAGAGCAAAAAGCACTATCGAGGAGAAATAATGAAAGATTAAGGGATTTCACTTAAGGAGGGCTTATGGAAAAGCCGCCGCTAGAATGGATTGATAAACTGTTCAATTGTATGACAGAATTTTTTGGTACAAGATGGTCTAAACAATTTTCGCGAGGATTGCCCGAAGATTTATTTAAAACTGTATGGCAATCCGCTTTAACCGGACTTACTTATGACGAAATACGATCTGCTTTGGTCATTCTCAAACGACGAGCTCAATATGATGGGATACAACCCCCAAACCACGTGCAATTCTTCAAATATGCAAAAAATCAAGCCAAAACAAAAGTATCAGACATTAAAAGAAATCATGGAAAGCGATATAATCATGAGGTGTCAGCTAGAGCTATTTCTCAAATCCGTGCAGAACTTAACGGGAAGCTTGCATTAAACGAAAAAAGGGAAAGCACCCCATAACAATACTTTCCCTTTTATCTTTTAAAGTTCTATTATTCGTTTACGACGTTTTACTGGTTTCGTATCCTTCTTTTTAAAACGATTTATTACGTCTTTTAGCATTCTTTTGATTTCTTTTTTATAAATCGCAAATTCTGTTTTTGTAATGTAACTCGGTGCTTTTGCCATTATTCGTAATCCTTACTATAAGTTGTTGATAAAAACCATGCAAAAATAGCATAATGTTCCACATAGAACAATCATGTACTTCACGGATGAGGTTTATGATACAGCGAAAAAGAAGGATAGGGGCATTTCCCCGTTTTAAATTAGAAGCGCAAGAAATTGTCCCAACTGAATATGAAGAATGCAAAGCATTCTGGCAATATTGCCAAAAAGTATTAAAATTAGGAAAAAGCGTACACCATATTCCGAATGAAGGAATGCGCGAAAGCTGGTTTGCAAAAGCACTTATTAGAATTGGACTGGTTCCCGGGACATTGGATTATTTTTTCCAGCGCTCTAACAATAAGTGGCATGGACTATATATTGATATGAAACGCAAGAATCAGCGCGATAAGAAAAAAAATCTCGATCAAGAGTCTTTTATTGAAAATGCATTAAAAGATGGGTATTATGCAGCTTATGCATACGGATGTGATGATGCGATCAAAATTTATACTGATTATGTAAATAATAGAATTTAATCTTCTTCTTCCTTTCATCTCGCAAGCCGCTTACCCGCACTCCCTCACGGTGCGGGATTTTTTTATAAGGATATAAAAAAATGATAAGTCGTTGTTGCAAAGCAATGATTCATGTCGTTCACGACTATTATGTATGTGATAATTGTTTTATTGCATGTGCTATAATACCTTTTAAAGATAATTGCAATATTCTTTACAAGGACGTAGAGCATGCCAAAATTCAGCCAAGAGTCTTTTTCTAAATTATCGCCTTGCGATCATGATTTGCAGGTTTTATTCTTTGAAGTCATTCGAACAGTAGATTGCACGGTTCTTGAGGGTTATCGTAATCAAGAAGATCAAGAAAAAGCATTCAATGCAGGCAACACAAAATTACATTGGCCGCATGGCAAACATAATCATCAGCCTTCTTATGCAGTAGATGTTATTCCATGTCCGATTGATTGGAATAATACAAAAAAATTATACTGGTTTGGCGGCTATGTTTTAGGCATTGCAGCTAGATTAAAAGAAGAAGGGAAAATGACGCATGCCATTCGCTGGGGTGGAGATTGGAATTGCGATCAAGATTTATCTGATCAAACCTTTAACGATTTAGTTCATTTTGAATTAATCCTCTGAATAAGGAAATTTTATGGGGATATTAAATTGGCTAGGGATCGGAAAAGATATTGCCGAGCCTATTAAAGCGGTCGGTGATTTATATACAACGGACAAAGAACGCTTAGAATCACAAAAAGATTTGCAAGTTGAATTGAATAAACCCATTTTATCGCAATTGTCAACGAATGCTATTTTTGCATCGTCTAGCCGATTTTTTAATTCAGGATGGCAGCCTTTATTAGGGTGGGCATGTGGATTTTTAATTCTTCTTTACTATTTCCCACAGATTGTTATAGCGACGTGGATCTGGGGATCAGCTTGCGTGCATACTGGCATTGTTTCGCCATTTCCCATTAAATCTGATGATATTTTGAATCTAATTTATTTATTATTTGGGTTTGGTATTCATTCACTTGCTAATACCATACGTAGTACCACCAAATAAAAAATAGGATCATAATAAATTGTGTTTTGGTCATAAATTATCTCTTAATTAAGGTAATGAATGCATGTTTGTATGCTCCCTAAAATGACAATTGTCGTAGATACCGCCTTAACAATGAAATTTTGTAAATCTGTTTTTAAATCGATTAGATCTTTTTTGGTAGCAAGGTCTTTGGCAATCATCATTTGCATAAATGCTTTAGAGGTGGCCTTCGTAATAGCTTCGGCTTCTAAATGATGAATACCACCTCTTTTAAGTTCTTCCAAATATTCCAGCGTATCAAAATTTATATGTGATTCCATCAGAACCTCCCATCCATAGGAAATTCTATCTTAACCCGCTTCTATTTCGATTTCGACAATTTGGTAATCTTCAGGGGAGGAGAGAGTAGCGAGCCATTTTTCCGCTATTTCTTTGCTTATATATGCGGTTGAACGTCGATGACTTTCATTGAACTCTTGTTTTTTACTGATAATGGCCCATAGTTTTTTATTTTTTGTAGATGACATATTCTAGTCCTTAATTTTATCAAAAAAATCTGTTGGTGGTATATTGGGGAATCTCGCGCAGTTATATAAAACCTGTAGCGCGCGTGTAATGACTTGACTACTGTTTTCGCCTAAACGCTCCTTTAAATCTTGTAACTGCCTAAATGTCTCTTGCGTTAAGCAAATTGATGTACGTTTAACAGTAGTCTTGTCCATTATTGCCTCATTAATTAATCTTTATATTTCTCTAACGTAACATTCATAAGCTTCTTTTGCTTCTTCGATAAAGCATTGAATGGCAGCTTTTTTATAGTTTTCATCACTATTAAAACGTTTTAAATATTTTGCTGCGTTTAATCTATCGCTTTTATTTATTGCCCCTTCTGACCACCCTATAAGGGCTTCTGTTATCATTGTATCGGCACATTCTTCGGAAAAATCACCAGATCCATCTAAATAAAATGGATCAAACAATGAATGGCCGTCGTTTTCCACATATTTTTCTAAAAATTTAATAAGTGAATGCATTTTATTTCTTCCTTTCAAATTGAGTAAGAATTATTTTAAGCATAATTTTTTTTGATGTTTTCTAAAAAGTCGGCTAATTTCCCGGTGCAATATATGCGTTCTTTGATGATATAAGGCATGGAAATTAGCAGATGCGGTTGTTCATCTGTATATCCGATAAATAATCGATCATACTTTGGATTCCATATGATTTTTTCGCCCGTGCCGCTATGGGTTGTATATCCAATATAAAAACAAATTTTAAATATCCTGAGTGATTCTTCAACTTTAATGATATTTTCATCGATTATTTTTTCTTGCTTTGCTTTTAAACTTTCGCTTATGTTAATTTCTTTAAAGATTCTTTCTAGCCTCTGATCGACAAAATTATGTGCAGCTATTTCTGAATAAGTTGTCATGTCATTGCTCCTTGCTATTTTTAATTGCAGATTGAATTTTGCGGCATAAATCCAATATGTTAATGGCTACAAAATGCTTGTCCCATCCCTCATAGGGCTCCCAAATTTCAACTAAAGGATTACCATTAGCAAGCCCCTGCATGATTTGAGGAAAAATCCATTCACTTGGCCATCGGCTTAAGTAGGTATTAAGTGCAATTTGTTCGGCTGGTTTTAATGACATTTAGACCTCCTTCACAATTCGGAAATTGTAATGAGGGTTCACTTTTCGTTTAGCGACATGCTCTTGGGCTAGCGTCAAGCTTTTAAAACGGCCTGAGATCCATTGCCGCTCGAAGGGCGTGCCTTCGTATTTCTTTAAAATAGCGATTACTTTGTACATTTTTGTTCCTCCTTGTCAGTTTACACTTACATATTATTACCCCAGTAATAATTTGTCAACAGATTATTACTGTAAGCATACTTTTATTTTGACCGATTATTACTGGGATAATAAAAAAGATTGCTAGATCAAGGGTTTCTGCTATATTTATAAGCAATATCAATTATTCAAAGGAATGAATATGCTACGACATATTGGTAACTCTATTTCTTCTGCTGATCCCTTCATGAATTCTCCTAAGTGCGAAATGCCTAATCCTTATAATCGCAATGAAAAGGATGATATGAAGATTGCAATCGATGCTTTGTATGAATTCAGAAAGAAGTTGTCTGAGCTTCACCCTACATGCATTGAACTTATCGAAAATATGCTGCAGCATCGTCGCTATTAATGTGAAGCGCTAATAGATTGAGAATTTTAAATTCTAATTATAGTAAACGGCAAAAAGGATTTTACCGTGCACTTACCTGTTCTAAATATTATCAATTTACAAATTGATAAATTAATACCCTATATCAATAATGCTCGCACACACAGTCCTGAGCAAATTGCCAAGATTGCTTCGAGCATTAAAGAATTTGGCTTTAATGATCCAATTGCTATTGATGCAATCAATGGCATTATTGCCGGACACGGTCGCTATGAAGCCGCAAAACTTCTCGGATTTACCGAAGTTCCCACTATTCAGCTAGGTCATCTTACTCGCGATCAGCAAAAAGCTTATGTCATCGCGCATAATAAAATTGCCATGGAAGCGGGGTGGGATCATGAACTTTTATCTATTGAATTAAAAGAATTAAAAGAATCTGGATTTGATACTGAATTGACCGGCTTCGATGAAAAAGAAATCGATAAAATGATTAATCCTGAAATCATTAATGAGGGTTTACAAAATGAAGATTCAATCCCTAGCGTTGATCATTTTCCTGCTGTTTTGCGTGGTGATAATTGGATCTTGGGCCAGCATCGTATCCGATGTGGTGACTCAACTAATCCCTTAGATGTTACTGAATTATGCAAAGAATTTAAGCCAAACTTGATGGTCACTGATCCTCCCTATGGAGTTAATTATGAGCCTGAATGGAGAAATAAATTAGGAGAAGGAGAGCGCGCAAATGGAAAAGTTGAAAACGACGACAGGATTGATTGGACTGACGCTTACAGCCTTTTTAATGGGGATATTGTGTATGTATGGCATTCAGCATTATTCACTTCATCCGTCGCCCAGCATTTGGGAAATTGTGGTTTTGACATAGTCAGCCAGATTATATGGGTTAAGCATCATTTTGCTATAAGTCGTGGTGACTATCACTGGAAACATGAACCATGCTGGTATGCAGTGCGAAAAGGAAAAAAACATAATTGGCAAGGTGCAAGAGATCAGTCAACGACATGGGACATCATGAATAATAATTCTTTTGGTAATAAAAATACCGAAAAGACATGGGGACATGGAACCCAAAAACCACTTGAGTGCATGAGCCGTCCCATCGTTAATAATTCAATGCCAGGTGAATATATTTATGACCCCTTTGGAGGATCAGGCACAACATTGATTGCATGTGAAAAACATAATAGACGATGCCTCATGATGGAAATATCCCCGCTTTATTGTGAAGTCATCATTAAGCGATGGCAGGATTTTACCGGTAAAAAAGCAATACTCGAATCTAACGGATTAGCATTTGAGGATGTAGCAAATGGAAGATTGCAGAGGGCAACCGCCTAAGATTGCGCAGGCGGGCGTTAAGGAACGATTTCTGACAGCTATTGCAAAAGGTGCAAGCTATCAAATCGCCTGTGGGTTTGCAGGCTTTTCTTATAATACATTGCGCAGATGGATGCTTAAAGGCGAAGCGTTGCTTGATTTGCATGAAGAGACAATCGAGGCACATGAAGATAAGATTTATTATGACTTCTACTGCGAAGTTAAACGCGTTGAATCTTATGCCGCTTTAAAATGGCTGGATAAAGTTGATAAAGCTTCCGATATACATTGGCAAGCGGCGGCATGGAAGCTTGAGCGACGCTATCCCCATGATTTCGGTAAGGTGATTCAGGTAGATATTGAGAGAAATGATTCCTCAATTGAGAAGGCAAAAGAGGAAGTAGCAAAGCTCAAGGGTGATAATCATGGACGATCTACACCAACTGAGAGTTGATCTACTTTCAGACTTTCTTTTATTTACACGCTTTATGTTCAAAGAACAGACCGGGCGTGATTTCATTATGAGTCAGCCTGTCAGTAATCAATCTCACTTTATTGAGATTGCTAAGGCGTTACAAGACGTCTTTTACGGTAAGACAAAATATTTATTGATCAATTGTCCGCCTGGTTGGTCTAAAAGCGAATTGATTAAGAAGTTCATTGCCTGGACATATGCGTGGTATTCCGATTGCAACCATCTTTATATTTCATTTGCCCATGAATTAGCATCAAGCCATACGCATATTATTAAGCAAACCATGATGTTACCTATGTATAAGAGACTATTCCCTCATGTTGAAATCAGCCGCGAAACAAGTGCAAAAGATTTTTTCAAAACTACAGCAGGCGGTGCTGTTGCTGCTTTTGGTTCTAGCGGCCCTGTTACTGGGCGCGACGCAGGTCTCCCAGGTCTGCCTCGATATTCTGGAGGCGTTTTCGTTGATGATATACACAAGCCTGATGAAGTGCACTCAGACGTCATACGCGAAAAAGTTAAACGCAATTTTATTGAAACTATTGCCCCACGATGTCGTGGACATAATGTCCCAATTGTTATAATTGGACAAAGACTTCATCAGGATGATCTATTCACTTATTTGCTTAACGGTGAAGATGGGAATCAATGGACGCATGTCAATATTAAAGCATTAGATGATGCGGGAAATGCGCGTTACCCAGAGGTCATGCCGCGTGAAGTATTAGTAACGATGCGGCAACATAAGCCTTATGTATTCGCCTCACAATATCAACAAAACCCAGTCCCTGCCGGTGGCGCTTTATTCAAAGAAGAAGATTTCCCTTTACTTGAAGATATGCCTGAGATCATTTCGACTTTTATTACCGCTGATTCATCTGAAACGGAGCATGAATGGAATGATAAGACTGCTTTTTCTTTCTGGGGTATTTATCCCATAAAAGTACGCGGTGAAATAGTTCCTGATTTATACGGATTGCATTGGCTAGATTGTCGCGCAATGAATATAGAGCCAAAGGATTTAGAGAATGAATTTCTCGACTTTTGGGCGAGCTGTATGACATTTAAAGTAAAGCCTAAAGTCGCAATGATTGAAAAGAAGTCAACAGGCGTAACATTGATTTCGGTATTGAAGAAAGTCCAAGGTTTGAAAATCATTGGAATAGAGAGAACTCGTAAGTCAGGGAGCAAGTCTGATCGATTTGTGGATATGCAGCAATATATTGCCGCCAAACAAGTTTCGTTACCCGCTCTCGCTAAACATACCAAAATGTGTGTTGATCATATGATGGATATAACAGCGAATAATACCCACAAGTTTGATGATATAGCGGACACTTGTTATGACGCTATTAATGCTGCATTTATTAATAAAATAATAGTTCAACAAGCCAGCGCCCAAACGGATTATAATCAGGTAGCTAGAAATATGATGCAAGGAATGCATCAAGTCGACCTCTTAAGGAGAAGAGCATATGGCGGTAGCTAAAACCCATCAAGATGAGCTTGAGCGTATCAAGACTAATGTTAAAAAGTCCTATGAAGCATTTAAGTCGAACTATGAGCGCTTTCATGAATTCAGACGGTTTATCTTTCAAACATCGTTGACTCAAGACGATATTACTCTCTTAACCCAGTTATCTAAGCCACAAATTGAATTTAACGTTTCTGAGGCTTATATATCGCGATTAATGGGGGAATTTTCAAAGCAAGAGCCATCTATTATGGTGGGCTCAGAGGATGAATCAGAAGCAGATCCCGCTACAGTCCATGTTGTCGAAGCACATATACGACACTTGTTGCTTGATAAGAGTAATCATCACACCCGGTGGGAAATTATGAAGGATCTCTATTCCGGGGGATTCTCTAGCGCTAAATTGTGGACTGACTATGCAGCGCCGATGGGCAAAAAGGCATTTGACCAGGTGTTTAAATTCGACCGTTGCTATGATCCTACATTAGTAGGATACGATCAAATGGCGCGCTATTCACACAAAGGAGACGGTCGATTTTGTTTTGAATGTATGCCCTATGAAATTGAAGATTTCAAAACATTAAATCCTAAGATTAAAACCGACAAATTAAGCTTCACTCGCCAATTTTCTGGATTCAATTGGTCATATCTGAATGGCAATGAAAAAATTGTCATGTGTTGTGATTATTATGAAAAGAAAAAACGCGATGTTAGAATATTACAACTTGCTAATGATCAAGTTTTAACGGTGGCTGAATATGAAAAAATGCGTGAAGCGTGGGAAAGTAGCGGCACCTTTGAATTAATGCCCGCTGTTAAAGGTAAACCACGATGGACAACGCTTGAAACTATTGTGCGTTATCGCTGTATTGAAACTGAGGTTATTGAATATGTCGAAACTGATTTTACGATTCTACCTTTGGTATTTTTTGATGGTAATTCAATTGTGCTGCGTAATCCTAAAACTTCCGGTGCCGTTGAACAAGTCACGCGTCCTTATGTTTATCATGCGAAAGGCGCTCAGAAACTTAAAAACTTCGCAGGGATAACCCTAGCGAATGAAATGGAAAATATTGTACAACATAAGTTTATGGTGGCAAAAGAAGCGCTGCCCAAAGAAATGGATTGGTTAAATGCCTATAAAGATGTTCAAAAACCTTCAAATTTGGTCTTTAACGCGTTCTTTGAGCAAGACCCTGATAAACCAATACCAAACCCGATACAACCCGTTCCTCGCGTTCCTACGCCGCCAGAGGTCGTTCAGACATTTGCTTCGACTGATTCTCTCATCCAAAACATTTTGGGTAGTTATGATGCTTCTCTTGGGATTAACGATAATCAACTGAGTGGCGTTGCAATTGTGGAAGCCGCGACTCAATCTAACTCTGCCGCTATGCCTTACATTGTGGGCTTTCTCCAAGGCTTGCAACGAATTGCAGAGATAGTTGTCGATTTAATACCTAAGTATTATAAAACACCCCGAACTATTCCGGTGCTCGGCATAGATGGGAAACATGATTATGTCAAAGTAAATCAAGAACAAGGCTTCTCAATGTTTTATGATACGAATGTGCTAAATGTCAAAGTTGAGGCAGGCGTATCCTTCCAGATTCAAAAATCACGCGCATTACAGCAATTAATTGCATTACAAGGCGTTTCAGATCAATTCAAGCAATTTATGGCTGAGAAGGGATTGAATGTCTTGCTAGACAATATTGAAATCCGCGGAATTGATCAGCTTAAAATGATGGTTGAAGATTGGCAACAAGAACAAGCCAAACTTAAGCAAATGGCCATTCAACAACAACAGCAAGAAATGCAAAACAATCCTGCTGTGATTAGGAATCAAATTGAAATGGCTAAACTTCAACAAAAAGGCCAGGAAAATCAACAAAAAGCTATTGTTTCGCAAGGGCAATTACATATTGATCTTGAAAAATTGAAACAAGATCAGCTTAAAGTTTTAAGCGACATGGCAATAGCGCGTGATAATAGCATGACTCAACGTATTAAGGCGGAAGCTGAACGTTATTCAAGGCAAGTTGATTTAGCCTTGAAACGAAAAGATATGCATCATAAGCATTTTAAAGAGGCTATCGAAACGCACCATAATGTTCATCTGGCGAATAGACAGCATGAACAAAATGAGCGTCAAGCAAATACTGTACAATAACCAAAGGAGTATTATAATGCCATTAGTAAAAGGAAAATCTGCTAAGACTAAAAAAGGTTTTGGCGAAAATGTAAAGCGTGAAATGGAGGCTGGAAAGCCACAAAAGCAAGCGGTTGCTATTGCTTATAGCGAAGCGCGCAAATCTAAAAAACATGGAGGTAAAAAGAAATGAAAAAAGATTCTAAATCTTCAAAAAAAATGCCGATGGGAAAATGCGCAACAAAACCCTCTTATAAAGAGCCTATGCGTCCTATGAAACCTAATACGACTAAAAAAAAGAAATAAGTGTCTATTGGTCAAGATTGGTTTCCGACTGATGAAAATACCAAAGATCTACCAATTACTAACAAATTGGTAGAATCTTTGCTAATTGAAAATTAGTGCCAAAAGGGAAAACATCATGGGCGATTTATCTTTTAAAGCATCAAATGTATTAAAAAGCTTTATTAGCAAAAGAAAATATACGAGTGATTTTGTTAAAAAAATGCAGGCTATTGATCAAATACCTACTCATCGATTAGCATGGGATTCGCGTACTCAATATGGAAACGGAAGAACTTATATAAGAAAAATTCACGGAGAATTATCTTGAATAAACCCATATCAGATTTCCAGATTGGCTATCATAACTTTACTCCAAACAGCAAACCATTTATGTGTCCTGTTTGCATGGGTAAAGGATCATCTACACAAAACGACGATCCATCCGGAAGTCGAATTGTTCAATGTCATCCATGCAAAGGCGAGGGAATTGTGTGGGAATGATTACTCATCCCTAATCATATTTTTCTGAAACCAATCATCTGATTCTTTGACGGGATACCAAACTTTACCACCCGCTGTTAACCTCATAAAGGGTGGCCCAATCTGATCCTTTCTGCGTTTTCTAAACCATGATTCTGAATAACCATACCGTTGAGCAGCTTCCTTGTCGCTCATATATGTTGTTCCAAGAATGTCGCGCATCTTTTGATTCCCTCAAAAGTACATATTTTTGTTAAAACTTCCCAATAAATAATAAAACCTGATAAATATTTTTGCAACCTAACAAAACCTATTTTAAATTGAAATTACCGATCTATCGGGGACAAATAGACGAGACCTGTGCGTAAGCAGGGCGGGATGTGTCAGCTAACACAACCCACACCGTGGCGGGGTAATAGCCAACGCTGCTATGCGTGCCTTCGGGCAAGGTGATCAGGATGATTGCCTTAACTAGTCGAGACCCATGCGAATTTGGGGCATTACCGTGACGGGGTTAACAGTCGGAGAAGGAACTCATGGAAAATTTTGGCAATGGAGAGGCTCAAGGTTCAAACTTTGCGCCAGCACCTGTACAACCTTCGTCTACGCCTTCACCGGCGCCAGCCGAAAATAGGGAACGAGTTTTTACGCAGTCAGAGGTCAATGATCTCGTCGGACGCGCTAAAAATGAAGCAATTGAGCGGCATAGACGTGAGACAGCAATGTCATCACATGGGTCTTATGCTCAACCGCAGCAAGGCTCGCAAGGAGGCTATCAGCCAAATTATCAGCCAATGCCGCAACCTCAAGCGCCTCAACATAATGGCATGTCCGAACAAGAATTTAGACGTATTGCTGCGGAAGAAGCTAACCGCTCAAGGACTGAGCAAAATGAAGAAAACAGACGGTATGCAGAAGAGCAAAATGCTCAACGCATAGCAAATGAATTCTTCACTAAGGTTTCCGCAGGTGAAGGTGGAGTTAATGCCTTTGATAAGCTGGTCTCCGATTCAGGAGTTGATTTGCGGACAATTCCGTACCATGTCCAATTAGCTAACATGGTCGATAATACCCGCGAAGTCATGGTCGAGCTTTTAAAAAGCCCGTCCAAAATTGGTCAGCTACAAGGATTAATTGATATTGATCTACGTGCAGGCCGTCAACCCAGACTCGCACTAGCGGAAATGAAGAAGCTTTCTGATTCGATTAAATCGAACAGTCAAGCGGCTAATTTTCAATCTCCCAACGAGCCATTAAGTCAGATGAGACCTTCTAACGCCGGAACGGGTAATCAGGGGCCTTTGTCTGTAAATGACTATAAGCGCAAATACAGAGTCTAGGCACTGTAATTATCCGAACTAATCAATGACTGATAGTTAGGAGCAATTACAATGACTTTATATGCAGATAATATTTTGCAACAAGTACAGACGTATCAAAGATCGTCTTTAGGCTTGTTACAAAACTTGTGCTGCTTTGTTAGCACTGCAAACACTAAGTTTAAAGATTTCGACAAAATTCAAGCGAATCTTGGATCGAGTGTGACATTTGACACACCTCCACGCGCTACAACATCTGCCGGATTGGTCGTTGCATGGCAACCTGCTGTGCAGTTAGTAGAAACCTTAACTTGCGACCAAGCTTTCAATAGCTCATTTACTGTTACAGCTCAACAACGAATTTTCAATTTGGAAAAAGGCGAGGATGAATACATTGAAGTATTCGGTAAATCGTTCTTAACCGAATTAGCAAACGAAGTTGAAGGTAACTTAGCGCTGAATTGTATCTCAGCCGTTCCTGTTATGACTGTAAACTCACAAGGTCAATCAGTTCCAACGGGTGCATATCATACAGAATCCGGGCCATTCCGATATTTCGGGGACGGCACGACTCAATTGACCAGCTATAATCAACTGGCGCAAATGATCATGCTTTTCAAAAATTTTGGCTCCGTTTCTCACGGAATTAAAGTTTATCTTCCTGATACAGTTTATCCATCAATTGTGGGTAGCGGCTTGAATCAATTCGCACCTGAGCGCAACAATGACATTGCAATGTCATGGGAAGTCGGTGAATTTGGGACACCTCGCGTTAAATACTATCAATCGAACTTATTACCCGTTCAATTTGCGGGAAATGTCGGTGAAGATGGAACTACCTTAACATTACTTAGCACAAACGATCCGACAGGACAAAATGTTACTCAGTTAACATTTTCCGGTGCAAGTGCAAGTGACGTCGATGCTATCAAAATGGGAGATATGTTCCGTTTCTTAGATGGTGTCTCCGGTTTCCGCAATATGCGTTACTTAACTTATATCGGTCATAAAATTTCAGCTAACCCGGTACAAAACCGCGTTACAGCGGATGCTGCATCCGATGGAAGCGGCCACGTTACCGTAACTTTAGCATGGCCTTTAAATTGGGCTGGTGGCCAAAGTCAAAACTTGAACCAAGCATTGCAACCTGGCATGCAAGTTCAATTTCTCCCCTCTCACAAAGCAGGTTTAATCGTTGGCGGCGATGCATTCTATATTGCAATGCCTCAATTACCTGATCAAAGACCGTTTGATACTGCAAATGAATACGATCCCGAAACGGCCGTTTCATTGCGCATGACATATGGTTCTGTATTGGGCGCCAACCAAAAAGGGATCATCTATGATGAAACGCATGGATCGCTGGTCGTAAAACAGTATTCAATGCGTATCATTGTTCCTTTGAGCCAAGCATAAAATATAGCGCGGCTACAAATGTGGCCGCCTCTTTAATGGATTAAGGAGAAGCACATGAGCGTTCAAAGTATTCCCGTAGAGAATCTGCCTTTTTTATATATCAATGGCATGATTGTTTCAAATGATGCTACTACGCCGAACACTAAAATTGATCTTTCCGCAGGTCAGTGCCGTGATTCGAATGATGTCATGGATATCAATTTATTAACGGGTGTCGTGATTGATACCGCCGTCGTTGGTGTCAATGGCTTGGATCAAGGCACATTAACTGCAAGTAAAGTCTATGCAGTCTATGCAATTGGTGATTCAACTAATAAAAAAGTTCCCGCTGGATTAATAAGTCTTGCATCAAATAGCGTTCCATTAATGCCATTTGGTTATGACTCATATCGTCTAGTTGGTTATTCGGTTACAGATTCCAGCACACACTTCTTGCTTGCCTATATTTCTGGGAATAACAATGCAAGATTATTCACTTATGATGCGCCGCAAAGTGCATTATCAGGTGGAACGCAAACAGGCTACACTGGAGTTGCATTAACCACTCTTGTTGCACCCGTGAATAATCTACCCGTAAGAATGTATATGAATTTCACTGCAAATGCTGCTGCAGATACAGCGAATTTGCAGGGTTATACATCGACGGGGGATGCCGTGACTGTTATTGCGCCAGTAGCCGGTGGTACGGCTCATACGACTCAATCGGCGCAAGTACTAGCCCAACTTAATTCGGCAGCACCTTCTATTAAATATAAGGTCTCCGCCGGAAGCTTGGCTTTAAGTGTTCAAGGCTTTCAGTTCTACATCTAAAAGGATTTAGAAGGATGGAACTTAATGTCTTATACCGCGCGCCAGTTGGTCACAAGGTCATGGTACTTGTCAGGGATCGTCGCCCGGAGACTGCAATCAGTTACGGGTGACCAGGCCACGGATGGCCTCTTTTTATTAAATGCTCTTCTTGATTGGAAGAGCATTCAAATCGATTTAATTCCGTACTGGACTTATTACGAATTTACTGCGACGCCAGACGTTGAAACTTATTTCATTCCCAATTTATATGGGGTCGAATCATTAACTTTCAATATTGGCGATGTCCGTTATCCAACAGATCCTGCGACGCGTACCGCTTATTTTGGAACGGGTCGTATTGATAATATTGATAGCTTACCTTCTACCTGGTATTTCAATCGTTCATTGGGTGGCGGAACGATCTACCTATATTTCAAACCGCAAGGCGCTTATCCTATTAAAATAATGGGTAAGTTCGGATTACAAAATGTCACATTAGATACCGATTTAACCTCCATCTATGATCCTGCCTACTTAGAATATTTGCGCTATGCCTTAGCGCAGTATATGTGCTCAGAATATGGAATTATCTTTAATCCCGAATCTGCAAAAATTTTAATGGCTATTCAGAGACAATTAATGGACGTGAGTCCTCCGGATCTTTCCATTAGAAAATCTTCAATATTAACGGCTGGAACCGGCATTAATTTCGGTGATGTAAATATCGGGCACGGCTGGAGGCCATAATGATTACACGGCCTCAAACATTTAAACAAGAATTACTGAATATAGTAGGATCGTCCACATTTGGTCGTTATCCAAAAATTTCTATTGAAAAAACATACAATATGTTTATGTCAGATAATTGGATGGTTCCTTATGCCGGTTATCAAATTGCTATTTCATCGGAAGAATTAGGTTTCGGAAAAGAAGGCCGAGGGATACATACTAGTACCAAATTGAATAGGTTAATTGGCGTATGGGATAGTAATGTCTATCTCATTCAAATAAATTTTAATCAGCAACAACGAAAAGTAACATCTTATCAGGTCATTAAAATTGGTGAGCTTCAAACCACGACAGGGGTTGTTTATATTGCCGAAAATAATAAGCCTCAAATTTGTTTATCAGATGGGGTGGCAATTTATATTTATGATCCTAATCCACCGATGGGAGTTTCTAATTTTTCAGTAGCAACAATGGACGGCACTAATCCGATTAGTTTTATCCCCGGATTTATAGACTTTCATGATACCTATTTCTTATGTGCCGCTCGTGCTGATGGTTTTTATTCACCTTCTGCCAATAATACGTGGCGACTTTGTGAATCAAATAATGGCTTACAATGGCCAGATGATGCATCGCATATCGGTTTATTACAGACAAAACCTGACAATACCCAGGCTGTCTTACGATTTCCAAGCAAGGGAAATATGATCATGGTTTTTGGTTCGACTGTTTCTGAGCCATGGTTTGATGTGGGTTATCAATTATTTCCTTATCAGCGCAATACGTCATTCAATATAGATTATGGGTGCTTAAACCCTGCGACTATTGCGGCCTTGGATGAATTTGTCGTTTGGCTTGGGATGAATGAAAAAGCAGGCCCCGTTGTATTTTATTCTGATGGCGGCATGCCACAACAAGTTACAACAGATGGTTTTGATTATGTATTGGCAAATCTTCAAAATCCACAAGATTCACAAGGTTTTATTTATAGACAAGATGGTCACCTTTTTTACCATATCAATTTTTATTCTGATAATTTATCTTTTTTTATAGACTTTCTTAAGGATGGAACGAAAAAGATTTACCATGCCTGTGACGAAAATAATAATTATTTTATTGCATCAGAAGTGGCTTTTTTCAATAATCAATATTGGTTTGTTTCGAAAAACAACGGTAATTTATATGCATTTGACACTATATTCACGACTTACGATGGAAAAGAAATTCCGAGAATTAGAACTTGTCGAAATATTCGAAATATTCAACAAGAATCTTTCATAGCTAATGATTGCGGATTTACTATTGAATCTGGAAATACTGATTATGTACAGCAATCCTATGGTGCAATTTATTTAAAAACAGAGGATGGACAACAACTAATAACGCAAGGTAATCCAAATTTTTTCGTCACTGAAAATGGCGATCAATTAATTACAGAAGATGAAAACTTTCTAGTTTCAGAGCAAGTGAGCGAAGAAGATTATTATTTATTAATTGCAGAACAAGAGGATATTCATTATGACGTACCGCGTATTGATTTGTCGATATCTATTGATGGGGGCGAACACTTTAGTAGCTATGATGCTCAATATTTACCGGCGATTGGCCAGAGGAAAAACAAACTGGCATGGTGGCAGCTTGGCTGGGCAAATGACCTAGTATGTCAATTTAGATTTATAGGTTTAGGACGATTCGTTGCAACCGATGGATATGTGAATACACGACAATGAGCCAAAGTAGAAAACAACAAGCTGTTTTTCCGGATCTACCACGCGATAAAAGGATGGTAGATAAAAATGGGGATATAACTCCACATTGGGATTTATATTTTCAGCAATTGACAATGGCTTTACAAACCAATTTCAAGCCGGAAGGTATTGTCACGCCTCCTCAATCTGCATCTAATATTACACAATTAGGCGGGACTAGCGGATCAATTGGAAATATACTGTATGATAGTACGAATAACCAATTTAAAGGGATTATTTTGGTTTCTTTGGGCCCCCCCATTGTAACGGCTACAAAGACTTTCACTTTAACGTAAAAGGAATTACGACATGAGTGCCAGTGGTTTCAATCCAGGTATGTTAAAAGCGAGTGCCGCGGGCGGTTTAGGTGCGGGAATCGGCGGATTATTTTCTGATTGGAAAAATCCAACAGATGCTGCGTCCCCTTATTTTGATGAGATGGCGCCAGAACTCAATAGAAGCTTTTCTCCTTATATTGATGCGGGGAAAAGAGCATTGCCGACACTTGAAAGCCAATTTGGGAAAATAAGTAATAATCCGGGCGGTAGAGTGAATGAAATTGGAGCTGGCTATCATTCATCCCCCGGATTTCAATTCGCGCTCCAACAGGCTTTACAAGGCGCAGGTCATGCGGCGGCCGCTGGGGGTATGGCAGGATCACCGCAGCATGAATTTCAAAATATGCAAATTGCAACTGGGCTTGCGGATCAAGACTATAATCAATGGTTACAGCATGCACTCGGAATGTATGGTATGGGTCTCCAAGGTGAACAAGGATTATACAATACAGGTGCCGAGTCAGGGATGCGATTAGGCGAAAATTTAGCGTCTATATTAGCGCAACGCGCGAAGCTTGCCTATGAAGGGCAAAATGCTGAAAACGCACATGAAGGCGGTTTATGGGGCTCTCTGGGCAGCGGAATAGGAACTGCCGCAGGAGCCTTGGCATTTTTATAAGGATATGAACGATGCCTATACAATTTCCAGATTTCCAGCGCATTAGTTTTGATGAGGCCAACCCATGGTTAGCTGGGGCGGAGCGCGGCCAAAAATTGGCACAAAATAGCATTATGTTTCCCCAAGATTTACAGGCAAAAATGCTCGCAAATAAGATTGCACAAGTGCAGGCCAATTATGCGGAGCCCATGGCAAAAGAAAGTTTAACATCCGCACAATTAAAAAATATTTGGGACCCTAAAATCTGGCAATCTGAAATTGGATTGCGGGGTGCTCAATCGGCATTAGCTGGAGCACAAACCGGCAAAACGAATAAAGAAACGCAATGGTATGATCGTGAAGCACAATCTCGTATTGCATTACAAGGTGCTCAAAGCGCCGGGCTAAATGCCGAAGCTGGTATGAATCAGCTTAAACTTGATTATTTAAAAGGAATGATGAACCCAAATAATGGAGGAGGTGGTGGAGGGATGCCTTCTGATGGATCGCCATCTAATAGTATGTATGGCATTGATACGCCATCTCTTACACAAAGCGATATTGCCAATAAAATGTTATTGGGAATCGATACCTTTTCACCTCGCATGGAAAATGCAAAGAAACAGCAACAAGATCAATACTCACAATATCAAAAGACATTGGGTGAAACGATACAGCAAGCGAATGCAGCCCAAAAAGCTAAACAAGTTTTAGCCATTTTTAATAATGCGATGGATAAATCATTTTATAAGGGTTCACGTCTTGGAGAGATTCATAGTTCTGGATTATTTTCGCCACCCGGCGATTTAAGTAATGAACAAATAGCAGACAATGCTATTTCAAACTTATTGCCGGGTGCCATTACCGAATTGCGCGAAGCGATGAAGTCAGGCCAATTTTCTGTTGCTGATTTGCAAGCTGCATCACGCATGAAAGTAAGTCGTAGCATGACAGATGATGCACGCAAAACACAAACTCAATGGCTAAATGGAATTTATGATCGCTTCGACGAGAAAGCTAAATTTTATACAGCCATGGGAAATCCAAATACAGGCGCCCAAAAAACAAATGCCGATATGCTTTGGGAACAATATCAACGTGACTTCCCATTAATTTCATCTGACGGAAAAACTTATCAAGGTAGTAGCTTAGGAAATTGGCCGCTTTATACGACCCCGCGTGCTGTTGCATCCATTCAATCCACGGGAACTTATAAGCCAAACAAAGCTGAAAGGGAAACCTTTATGATGAAATTGCCGGATGGCAGTGTCGTGCCGATCAAAAAAGGAAAGGTTGAATCAGCATTTAGAAAAGGGGCTCGCCCATTATGATGCAACGACATGGAGATTTTAATGACGATATCGAATGGGGCGTTTATAAAAAACAACAAACTATTCCCGCCTCCGTTCAAAATGCAGAAGAGCCAGAAGATGAATCTCGCATGGACGTTCCATTAGGAAAAGGATCATCAGAGGAAGGCGAAACTGTCGATACTTTTTTGGGACGCATGCCATCGCATGATCCCTCTTTTAAAATTGGAACGCCTGAAAATAAGGAACTTTTGGGCGAAGCAATTGGTGCGGCAGCAATGGCTTTACCTGTCACGCGCGGGATCAGTAAAGTAGGCAAAGCTGCAAAGCCATTAATTAAAAAGGGTATTGATTATCTTCATCCTGAGCGCGCAGCCGAAAATTTTAGATCAATGATGGGATCTGGCACATCTAAAGAAAATATTGCAGAAATGTCGAAGCGTGCTCAATTTGCAAGCAAATCGGCTAAAGAAGAGGCTTTAATTCCGAAGGATGAGCTCTATGCGCAAGAAGGCAAATCAAATGTCTATAATGTAGGCCAGCATAATTTACCGGAAGGTAATATTGGGAAATTCGCTGAAACCATTGCGCCTGGCGAAAATTTTGGTACGTCAGAAGCCAATGCGTTATCTAAAGCGCTCTCTAAATATAGAAAAACAGGGAATATTGATCATTTCAATGAAACGGCAGAAGATATATTTAAAATTCCCGAATTAGGCGAAAAGGCCGCAAAAAAAGTTGAAGATATGCTGTCATTACCTGTTAAAAGGGATAGTGCTTATTTTGCTGATTCAGACGTTACGATGCCATATAGCAAGAAAGGCAAAATAATGACCTTGCATAATGAATATCAATCTCAACCAACTCTGAATAATTACCAAGATTTAAGATCAGCTATAACAACTCAAATGCGAAAATTGAAAAGTCGCGCTAAAACAGATGAATTGGCGTCAGAAAAATATGATCAGATGAAAATGAATTTATCTAATTTAGATAAGGATGCAAGTCAATTTATTGAAACTTTGCCAGAAAATATGCGTAATTTGGATAGTACTTTTAGACAAAAATATGCACGCTATGCTGAAACATATGCAAAAGGCGAAAAGGAAACAGGTGCATCTTTAACGCTTCGTCGATTAGCGGAAGGGCGGCATGATCTTGTCACGGACAATCAAATTGTCAGGTTATTTTCTAATCCAACAAAAGCCGATCAAAAGGCCATTCTTGATATGGGTGAAGGGGCTGCACGTAATGCTATTTATTCAGCATTACAACGTGTACCTGTCGGAGATGCGGAAGGGATGGCTAAGACAATTATTGATCTTAAGCGCACCAAAGGATTTGATAAAATCATCACGCCTCATATGGAAGAGTGGGCTGCAAATATGCTTACTCAAGTCAGACGATCCGGAATGATTAAAAAATCATTAGGATCAGCGGGCGGTATGGCATTAGGTGGCGCATTAGGAGGGCCTGTAGGCGCCGCAGTAGGTGCCGCATTACCATGGGGAAAAGAATTTGGATCTGCTTGGAGTAAAATTTTAGCGTCAAAGTTAAAAAAATGACCTATAATAAGTGACGTGTTTTAAACGGATTTAAAGCACTGGAGTCAATGGAATGGCTATTAACCCGAGTTTATTAGTCGCTGCACCTATGTTGCAGGACTACCTTGTCGATAAAGATTCTGGCAAACCATTAACGAATGGTATTGTAACGCTTTATATTGATACGTCGCGTACCTTTTTAAAAAATTGGTATTATCAAACCGGACAACCGGGTGCCTATTCATATATACAATTAGATAATCCATTAAGATTAAGCATATCTGGGACGATTCAAGATCCACAGGGCAATGATGTCATACCATTTTATTATCCTTATGATGAAGATAATGAAAATACGTCTCAAGCTTACTACATTACAGTCTATAGCGCTGATGAAAATGGTGAAGCATCTGAATTGCAGTTTACGCGAGAAAATTTCCCGTTTATGCCATCTAATGTATCGCCCACATTAGAAAATCCATGCTGGCGAAATTATATTTTAAATAATGTTTATTGGCGAAATGTTGGATCTCAGGATTTGACGAATGTGACAGAAATGGTCATTGCACCTAGTCAACATGAAGCATATACCAATGGCGACATTCGTTTCGTCAAAGATGTAATAGGCGCAGATGATATGTTGTCTTTTCCTACAATGACAACTACTCTTGCTCCGAACGACATTACGCCAGAAATTTGTTTAAACATGCAATGCGCTGAACCAATGGATGGTGAAACATTAAAAGCCATTCAATATCCTATTTCGCTGCATGTTAAGACACTCAATAGCATTGAAGGCACAATAAAAATTAGCGCGCAGAATACGGCAGGAAATCCAAATAACTATATTGACTTATATTTTTATCAATTTCTCGGGACGGGAGCAATTTCACAGCCAGAACCTATTTTAATTAAAAGGTTGGTTCTCAATAATGATTTTCAAACCTTTTTTGTTCCATTTATTACTCCAAGTTCCGATGGATTGACATTAGGAAGCGGCGGAGATGATGCTTTATTTTTATTGGTTCAATATCCGTTATCGGTTGCTTATGACATAAGCCACACAAAGCCTCAAATTTATTTTAGCACTGATGTGCCGGACAATGATTTTGATACATATGACCAAATCTTATCAATTATTAATTCTCCACGAACGGGTGATCATCGAACCAGTTTGAATTCATTTTTACCCGGCTTTGTCGGAGCTAATGATGGATCAATAGGATCATCATCATCAAGTGCGACTAATAGGGCAAATATTGATACTTGGCCACTTTATAATTTATTGTGGAATAGCATATTAAATGCATGGTGTCCTGTGTCAGGGGGGCGCGGAGTCAGCGCTATTGCCGATTTTTCTGCAAATAAAACTTTAACGTTAACGCGAAATTTGGGACGAGTTATTACAGGGTTAAATCCTATTTTCGGGAATGGGGTAACCTTCACCGCAAACACTGGCACGGATATTTTGACATTATCAAGTTCAAGGCCTTTAAGTATTGGAACGCCAGTACAAGTTTCAAATTCAGGCGGAGGTTTACCTAATCCTTTAGCGGCTAATACAGTTTATTTTATAAGCTCTAATTCATTAACCGGTACCACTGTAAAGCTTTCCACGACTATCGAGAATGCTTATGCGGGAACGGATATTAATATTACAACCGCAGGAAGTGGCACAAATACTTTATATCCGGCATTGGGCGCTTATTTGGGTGAAACTAATCACACATTGACGACACCAGAGATTCCAGGCCATACGCATACGTTACCCGGATTTACAGGGTTATCCGACAATGCAGGTGGCACTCCTGGGTCAACTGATATTGGTACAACCGTTGGTGCGACAGTTACAGGATCAACAGGAGGCGGTGGTGCTCACAATACTATGCAGCCATCAGCTTATGCGAATGTGTTCATTAAGCTTTAATTAAAAGGATGTAATTTATGCAAAAATTAAATTTATTACGAGATATACAAGGCGTTCCAACACAAGCCAATCATTTAAGACCTTTTGCGCCCGTCAGAGAATCAGTAACGTTGTCGGCAAGTACAGCGGCATCTTTTACGGTTCCGGCTAGTCATCAAAATTGGGCGTTATTTATATCGTGTTCTCCGACCGTCTCTGTATGGGTATCGATTAATTCTACGGCTGCGGTTCCGGCTGGTGCTACTTTTGCGGCAACAACGTCGGTAAAAAATCCACCGGGATTATTAGTTCAGGCAGGCGATGTCATTAGTGTCATTTCTGCAACAGCAAGCACGGATGTTGGTTTAGAACTTTATCCACTCAGTACATAAGGATATGTATTATGGCTAATGAAAAATTTACGCAATTACCTAATGTTGCAAATTCTACACTATTAGACATTATTGCGGCAGTGCAATCAGGGGTTTCTGTCCAGCAAACATTAGGGCAGGTTTTTAGTTTAATGCTAAGTAATATAATTTTGCATTATGCAGGTAATCCAAACTCTAATGTCGCAGGCACAGAATATCAATATTGTTGGGATACCTCAGACAATATTCTTTATATTTGTACGACAACGGGAAACACAAGCACTGCCGTTTGGACTAAGGTAGCCCAAGCTGCAACACAAGTTATACCACCTTCTTTAGGGGGTACAGGGGTGGCTGATCCAACAGCCCATACACTTCCTATTGCCGAAGGAAGCTCGAATTATAATTTTTTAGGGCCGCTTACCAATGGCCAATTATTAATTGGTTCAACAGGTGGTGATCCCGTTGCTGCTGCATTAACTCCTGGTACAAATATCACTATTACTAATACTCCGGGCGGTATTCAAATTGCTGCATCAGGAGCCGGTGGTTTTACTTGGAACCATGTCACCGGAACTTCCCAGGCAATGTCATCAAACAATGGTTATATTACTGACAATGCATCATTAATCACTTTAACACTTCCGACGACTTCATCTATCGGAGATGAAATAGAAATCATTGGAAATGGTGCGGGTGGTTGGTTGATAGCACAAAACTCAGGACAACAAATAAAATTTGGGAATGCATCGACAACAAGTGGTGTTTCAGGAAGTTTAGCATCAACAAATCAATATGATTCTGTTTATTTGGTTTGTACAGTTGCGAATACCCAATGGACGATTGGATCAGCGCCTCAAGGAATATTGACCATAGTTTAATAAAAGGAATTAATTATATGAGCATTCTTTCATTTAATATTCAATCCACCGGATTAGTCGGTGAAACAGTTAATCCCAGACGTGGAACAATAGTAAGTACGGCTGATTTATCTACCATTACTGCTAATGGTTACTTGAATGGTCAAAATTTATTGGGATATCCCATTTTACCCACGGATATTTTTGATGTTATATATAATTTTGACGAAGTGACTCAAGCCGGGGATTTTGGAATTTTCAAGGTTTCATATAATATTGATACTGGTTATAGTTTGGTTTATCAATATCCCGGAAATAGTAATGTCTTATTACCTGTAGTTGATGGAAATATCGCAATATTTAACGGCACATCAGGTCAGATCAAAGATAGCGGAGAAAGTCCCGCTAATATTATATTTAATAATGAAACAAATACGATGACATCGGGAAATTGTCTTTATCTCGATAAAGGAACATTAACTCTTGCAGCCGGTGCACAAGGAACTTTAAATACACAAGCAGGTATTATTACCGTAACTGGCCTTAACATAATGGCGGGAGAAAATGTTAGCATCGGAATGAGTAATAATAAGTTATTATCCAATTCAGTTTTTTTAGTGAACTATATTGATAGTGGAGGACTCGAGTCTTTAATGGAGTTTATTCCTGTCATAGATCGAGACGGTCATGTATTTATCGGAATATATAATCCAAACGATTTTACGATAACCGGCAGTCTGGCAATTCATTTTGCTATCTTTTAAAGGAATAAAGTCATGAGTATATTATCATTTAATATTCAATCCACCGGATTAGTCGGTGACTTGATAAATCCTCGTTATGGTAGCATAGTTACAACAAATGATTTATCCACTATCACTGCAGTCGGTTATCTTAATGGTCAAAACGCATCGGGAAATTTTATTTTGCCTACCGATATTTTCTACGTTATATATAATTTTGACGAAGAAAATAAAAGTGGTGATTTTGGAATATTTAATGTTATTTATAATTCAAAGACAGGCTTCACATTGTCGCTTCAACAAGATGCTGTTATTTTTCCTATTAGTGATGGGGATGTTGTTGTTTTTAACGGAACGTCCGGTCAAATTAAGGATGGTGGTAAAAGTCTTTCGAATGTTATTTTAAATAGTGCAACAAGCACTATGGAATCAGGAGAATGTTTATATTTAGGGAAGGGTACAGTTACAATTCCTACCTTATCATCGGGAACACTTGATACACAAGCAGGCGTTATTACTGTAACTGACTATACCGTTCCTGCTGGTGGAGGACTGGCTGTTACTTTAAATAATGATAAAATTTTATCTGATTCGGTTTTTCTGATTACCTTTGTTGATAGCGGAGATATTGAAGCATTTGTAAATATTTATACGGTATTAAGCACTGGACAGGCAATTATGGAAATTATCAATACAAATGATTTTTCTATTGATAATGCAACTCTTTCAATCCACTTTGCTATCTTTTAAATGGAATTAATTATTAAGGAGACAAGGAATGTCTATTTATTCTTTTAATGTGAGCACCACTGGTTTAACAGGAAATCAGGTTAATCCCCGTCGAGTGACTATGACAACCGATTCAAGTGCTGATGATATTACAACGAGTGGATTTTTAAATAATATTAATCAGTTTAGTGGAACTCCTATTTTAACGACTGATATTTTTGAAATAATATATGACTTTGATCCAAATACGAATAATGGAACTTTTGGTATTTTCACTGTTAGCTTTAATGCATCTACTGGTTTTTCATTAATTCAATGGGTGAATCCAGGAAATGTTGCTTTCCCTGTATCAGACGGACATTTGGCATCTTTTAAAGGAACAGACGGTCAAATACAAGATGCCGATTTATCGGCAAGCGAACTTGTTTTATTAAGCGCTGTAAATAGAATGTCACTTGGTGGCCAAATGGTTCTTGATAAGGGAACAGGGACAGTTAATGCAGGATCTGTAACAATTGATAGGCAATCCGGCGTCATTACTGCTGCCGTTACAACAGCAGCAGGTTCATCCACAACATTTACCCTTCATAATATAGTTGTTGAAACAACTTCTGTTTTACACGTTACATTAATGGGCGGAACGAATACAACAATTGGTGTTGAATTAAGCGCTTCTATTTCGAGTAATGGAATCGCTGTAATTACTATCAGTAATAATAATGCAAGTGCCGCACTTAATGGAAATTTAATAATTGGATTCTCAGTTTTTTAGAGAAAGCAATTATAAAAAGTCAGCAGAATAATTTTTAAAAAGGAATTTTAAAAATGACGACTAATAATGCAGTAAATAATGGATTATCTGGGGAAACAGGATCTGGATCATTCGTGGGTTCTGATTCACCCTCTGTTACTTCTCCTCGTATTATCAATGGTCTTTATGATGCCAATGGAAACTTAATGGTTTCTTTTGCCCCTGTCGTAAGTTCCGTTAATTATATTCAACTTGCTAATGCCTCTGCATCATCTGCCATCGGATGGGAAGCCATGGGAGCTGATACTAATATAATTTGGACTTTATCTGGCAAAGGAACCGGAGGAGTACAAATACAGGGGAATCGTGCAGGAGCAAATGCAAGCGCAGGTTATGTTGGAGAAATAATACAAAGTGTAATTGCATCTGGGTCAGCCGTTTCTTTAACGACTGGCACTTCTGCAGACATAACTTTTATCGACGTTACGGCAGGAGATTGGAGAATTGATTCAAATGTTTTCGTATCGGGAAGTACTTCAAATTTAAATGGAGTTTCAGGATGGGCAAGTCTAACATCAGCAACTCTGCCGGATATTTCTTTAATTAGTCAAATTTTTCCATCTACTCCTTTTGTCGGATGGGGAAGTCCTTGTCCTTTCTTAAGGGTCAATGTAACGACTACTACACGAGTTTATTTAAGCGTGAGGGCAACATTCGGAAGTGGAACAGCGACAGCTTGCGGTGGAATTTATGCAACGCGTAGACGATGATTAATATGAATGGGGCTTACGCCCCACCATATTGCATCATAAAGACCTGCTACGGATTTATGATTTGCGAAATTTATCATATCTTAAACTATAACACCAGGACTTCGTAGAATGACTTTGAAAGGTAAGGTTGCTGCTTCCTCTGGCGTTAATTTTGCATGCCAAATTTTATCGTCATTGTTCCAAATGAAACCAGCATCTTTTGCCAATTGTCGTTGATCAAAATTAATGACGGCAATATATGTCAATCGTCCTTTTCCTGAACCATCAAGAAAATTAACAATATCATCCATATCGTTAATTGCGTTAAGCAGCAAGTGACAATCTGACATCGCTCTATGAGTATTAACAATAGGAACGCCTAATTCCGCGCATATGTGGATAAGATTAAGCGGAGAACCTTTTCTAATCGGCCATTTAACATCATTTCTTGTGCATATCCATTTTTTATTACGACTTGCTATTTGAAATTGAGGAAGTGTTTCGATCCATTTTTTGTCAAATTCTGCGTTATGAGCAACAATGGCATCGCACTTTTCCATCATGCATGTAATCAGTTCAAATGTCGAAAAAAGGATGGGCGATGAAACTTGTTTTAATGATTCAACATTAATTTTATTAACTTCAAATGCTTCATTAGTTTCGCTGTGACAAAGAGTAGATGCTTGAGCCATAACGCTCCTCGTCGGAATATGAAACAATATGGCAGCTATTTCTATAACTTTTCCTTTTGCTGGGTCAAGGCCGGTTGTTTCGGTGTCTAATATGCAGATAGTTTCCATTTAAGTTCCTTTTTATTTGTCTATTAATGTGTGATTTTCACGTTTTCTATTCCGATAATGGAGCCAACTTTATTGGTTGTATCGGTACTTCGATAAGATTATTTTCGATTAAATAAATTAGCATTTTGGCTCGGTCATTAGCCTCTGTTTCATTTTCATCATAATTTAGACAAATAATTAATTGATCAAATTTATAAAAAGGATGACCGTTTTTATTATAATATAAATCAAAATCAGCAGTTTCATCTTGAAAATAGGGTAAATCAGGGGTTGCTTTAATAGTATGAGGTAGTATTTCTCCGAGTTCAGCAACCGTAAAAGCTGAAATCATATGATCAGGAATTTTTTCTAAATTGTGTATGATATATTCAATTTGCCAGTTTTCCTCACAAGTAGAAACATTTAAGCCTGCTTTTATCCAATAAAAAAGGCTTTCTTGCTTAACTCCAAGCTCTTTTAACCGCTTGGAGAGCTCTAACGAGCAAACTTGGTTCTTTAATAACATGTTATTTTACTCCCATTAATGCTTCTTCTTGTGTTTTAAATAGACAATCTTTATCAAAATAACCAAATTTTCCTTCTAAAGAATATTTTTTTGCAAGATCATTGCCCCTGATAATTTCTTTAGTAACAGATTGGCTTAATCTATCAAAGAGAAATACTACATCTCCAATTTCAAAATTTTTATCCATTATTTTTTCCTTTTAATTGCAATATAAGCAACTATGCAAAATATCAAAAAATTCATGAAAAGTATGGTTCCTAAAACATATCCTTTGGAAAGAAATTCATTTACCTGTTCTTCTAATCGATGTGGATTATTTACCGTAATAATCCTATATGTTCGTTCAAATTGATTCATTTAATCAAATCCTCCTCGTTAATTCCAAACGCATATTACATTCTTTTGGCGCTATAAAATGATGATGAAGAATCAATCCTAAAGTAATTCCAAGGAAAAATGAAACTGTTGTGATTATAAGAAATGGGATTATAAGGCTATCAAAATAAGGATATGGTTTCACTTTATCAAATCCTCTTTGGTGTAGGTGATTTTGAGTTTTCCAAGACGATAACCTTTTTCTTTAAAGTGATCCTCATTATTTTTTAACAACCTTTCATAAGCTTCATCTGCAAGTTCTTTGCTTTTATGCCCCCATTCTTGATCAAAAATATTAATCCATACCGTTTTCTTTAAATCTTCTGACATTTTATTCCTCCTTTGCTGCCTCTATTATTCCTACAGATTCAAGTGTTAAATTCAAATGAGGGAATTGATTGACAATTGGTTGGGCTGTTTTTATACTCAAACATGCACTTCATATTATTCCATTTTCCAAGATTATGTAGATGATCATCTATTCACATCCTTTATTTTTTATCAATTTCATTCTGCAAGTACCAAATCGCTTTTTGTAAGTCTTGAATGCGATTGCCTTTGTGTTCAGCGCGCCAAATGTATTTCATTGCGTTACCTAGGTTGAAATTCATATGCTTAACCACATCTATACATTCAATAGGTTTTTCACAGCCAGAACAACGAGCTTCACTAGATAAATAGTGGGGCGGATGGTTTACTAAATCTAATTCATTCATTTTAATAGTCCTCTTGGATTTTCTTGTCAGATTAATTTGTCCATTAAATGACAGTAGTTACATATTAACCATTAGAATTTTTTTTCATTAACTGCAACCCTCCAGAGACGGGACTTATTGTAAAACCCAGTCGGTTTAATTCATTTAACGCAATACTTTTTTCTTCTTCATTAGAATTTCTGCCATAATCTAACAATAAATGTTGTACGTACCAGTTTAATCCATCATATAGACCGCTTCTTGGATTAGTTAAAGTTTTTATTTGATCAGCAGATAAATATTTACAAGCTTTGCAGAGTAATTTTATAAAATGATTTGTTTGATCAGCTTGGGTAATATCAACTGTACAAGGCATATCTTTTCCTTTTAGGTTTTTGACAGATTATTTGTTTTTAACACCAGAGATCATTATAATAGTTTCTTAATTCTATTTTATAAAAATGTGCTATTAGATAATCAAAATTAGATTTGTGTGATGAAGCACAATATTTACAGTTCATTTTTTTCTCCAAAATAAGGTGGAAGTAGGCACCGTTTGCAGGTGCTTGCTAAGTCAGCCATGCTGGGCTACCATGACCCGATTCTAGCTACTTGATTATGGTTCAAGTGGACTCGCCCCCCGTAACTACGTGTCTATTAAGCGCTAACCGCTCCACGCCGCTACTTCCGTAAAATTATAAATCTAATTCTTGAGCTGTATTTTTTTCTAAATAAATTACTAAAGCTTCTCCCAATGTCGGGATTTTCTCTTTAACAACGACATATTTTTTTGTTTGTTGAGTCAAAATGTTTAAATTTAATCGAGAGAAAAAATACATACTCCCAAAAGTTAAAGTACCTTCCTGAGCTTTGCAAAATGTAAGCTTCATGCCTCGATTTTCTTTATTAAAAAGAAAGACTAAGGCTTTTTGAGCTTTCGAATATCTCACATCAACATGTGTAACATTGAAAAATTCTTTGTGTCTAAATATTGTAGATGTTTTCATATAAAAACGACCATACTTGGATATGGTGATATAATCACCTGCATACTTATGATTGATTGCTTCGTCAGTTAGATCGTTCCATTTTTCTATTTTTTTCAAATTTTACTCCTTAATAAAGGGACAATCGGCCGGAATTGCACCGGCTAGAGAATCTGTTTCACTCGCTAGTTAATGATGGCCGATTCTCGTTGCTAGCACCTGCGTGTCACTGTCCACGCCGCGACTGCCATAAACTGGCTTAGAGAGATGGAATCGAACCACCATTAGCAGAGTCAAAGTCTGCTGTCCTACCGTTAGACGATCTCTAAATTCTTTTACATAAACTGGGGGCAATCGGCCAGAATTGCACTGGCTAGCCTCGCGATTTTATACGAGACACTCGTCCACTAGGTTTCTCCCCACTCGCAGGGGTCGCGCATGTCACTGTCCATGCAGCGATTGCCATAAACTGGCGGAACAGTCACTGTTAGTCTATTTGGCTCTAACTACCATATTGGGCGCGTTATGACGATCTACCACAAAAGGACGCGCACACGCCTCTTGAGTCATTGATCTTTTGCTCCATAAACTGATGTAAGCGGCCAGTCGCTGCGAAGGTCTATTTTATAAGCCACAATGTGCGCTGCCTTCTCGCCCACATACTTAATCTTTTATTCTTCGTCCTCTTCCTCTTGTTTTGAGTTTGAAAATTCCTCTTTCATTTTTTTCATGACTTCAATAAATTCATCTGTTACTTTCATCGTACAATCTTTAAACTCTTTAATATCTTCCTCAGCATTTTTATTTTCTGAATCGAGAAATCTGCCGCCCACGCTATAAATATTTTCGCAAAACAATAAAGCTGTATTAACTAGATTTAGATATACCCCTTTTGGATATCCCTGTTTTTTAAGTTGATTCGCTAACTTATATTTCTTATGCTCTATGCTTAGAGAGCATTCAGCAATATTTGGCGATCTATCCTCGACAAGTTTCGCGAGTGTTTCTAAAAGATTTTTAAGTTTATCTTGATTTTTCATGATTCATCCTTATTGAGGTTAATTATCTGATTCTTAACGATTGCTTTTGTACCAGATAAGCCCCTGGTATAGCAATACCATTTTTTAAGTCACTTAAGATTTTTTGAATATCTAGTTCTCGAGGTAACTTTTTCTCATACTCTGCAGGCACTTCTTCTGCATCCGTAAAGCCAACAGACGGTGGATTGTTTTGAATGGCAATCGTAAATTCAGGACACTGAATCTTTTGTACTCCGCTGTTCTCCATGCCAAATTGCAAATATGATTTTAATCGTTCTATCTGTTTTTTAAATGCCTTTTCACGTTTTGCAATGCGATCTTTTTCCAATTTAATGGCTTTTTTCATAACTTCAATGGATTTAAAAAGCTTAGTGACATTAATGCACTTATTTTCTATTGAATCTTCTATATCATTTAACTTAGCAAGTGCCGTCTCATCGACGACACCTGTTTCTGGATCACATAACTCATTTAGGAGAAATTGATATTTTTCTGACAATTTATAAAGCGATAATGATTGCATTATTTGATTTCTCCTGTCTCGGAATCAACTATTTGAGCGTCGATGACATCTTGTCCATCTTCAAATTCAGCAAGCTTTTTATCTTTGGCGTTAACGCATTTATCCATATTTTCCTTATGTTTTTTGTTCATCCATTTTTTATAAGCTTTTCCATAAACTTCTTTAAGATTTTCGATTGAGGTTGTCCATCCGATGTCTAATAAGTCTTGATCAATATCAAAAGATTCCTCTGTTTCAGTAATTTTAGCTTGAATTTTCTCTTCCATCTTCCCTTTAAAATTTGATGCTTGCGGCTTTGGAAGTGAATCAATCTCTGATTCATCTAGCATTCCGAGGCCACAAATGGATAAGGTTAGACGTCTCTTTGATTTAGTTTCTGCTTTCATCATAGCATTTGCTAGAGCTTCGCCTTTTAAGTTCCCGATGAAAACAGCACCTGTAGCAGAATCGCGAACGCCGTCCATTGTCTCTCCATAAGAAGTTACAACGTAAATATCGCCAACAATTTTGCAATCAATATTAACTATCGAAACTTTATGGAGCTTCCTTAATTGTTCAGTGCAATCTTTTCTAGCATAGGGCACCTCTTTTCCATTAAATTTAATTATTTCAAAAGGTTTTGTGTGTGGATTCAAACCTAATGTTTTACAAAGGTTACCCATATATTGCACTTTTTCAGCCGGTGTTAAAGGTGATAAATCTTGATTTAGAAGTACCTTTTCAAGAACTTCATCATTTGCTTGTATAGAATGATTTCTTAATGTTAAATTGTTTGCAATAGCCATGATCTGATCCTCTTCTTTAAAATTTGTAAACGGGTTGGTTTTTCCAATTTAAAGTTAATTTTTCTATCTTTCTTTTTAATAAAATCCTTCATGCTGATTGCCTCCAAATAGTTTCGCCTGTTTGTGAATCTTGAGTGGATCGAAAACCGGCTTCGAGCATTCTTTCGCTCAAAATTTCATCGTTAATCTCACACAACATTTGATCGAAATAATCTGAAAAATGATCGAATGCAGATTCTTGAAGGGAAGAGAGAACTTCTATTTTCTCA